AATTCCATTGTGTAACCATCTCATTCCATGGAAATGATTGTCCACTAATATCAGAAACTGCTAAAGCATATTTCCCTTTTGCAAAACGAGCCATAATTAAATACTAGGATAGTACGTTTTCGGTGTAATGTAAGTACTTGCTTCCGAACCATCCGCTGCCTCCGCTCTTAATAATTCATCTTCGTAAAGTAATTTTAAATTTTGTGTTCTATCAGGAGCATATTTTAAACTTAAATAATAAGCTAAGCCTGCGCACATACATGGAACATAATAATAGGGAACATCAGTTGCATTTGTATAATCCCCAACATCATCAATTCTTTTCATGTAGTAAAAGAAAACTCTATCTCCAGCCTGACTTGAACTTGGAGTAGTGTATAAAGTAATTGTAACTCTATCAATAAATCTTTGAACCCAATATTGTGAGGGTTGTCCTGTAGCTAATTTATTAGATAAAGAAGAATAAGTTGATCTTGAAATTTTTGTTAATGGACTATCTGATTGACTAGTAGTCCCAGCATTATTTCTGTATGAAGCTTCAAAAATATCGTCTACACTAAATAATTGCGCACCTGCATTATCTAATAATGTAGATGTTCCATCGCCACTAGAACGATAGGCAATATATTCATTTGTATCGGCCACTAGTGTACAGTAACCATCAGCAATTTGCCAAAGGTGTATTCCTCTATTAGCCCATTCTTGAAAAAGAATATTTAATGATCTTCGAGCAGTTTTAAGCTGGTAACCAGCAACTCCTCTAAGTCCACATCTTTCATAAGCCTCTTCTATAATATCATCAATGAAAAGGTTTTTATCAAATGTTGTAGTACCTGAAGTAGTGTTTGCCATCTACCCTCCTATCCATCATAGAAGAATGTAGCCGAACCTAATCCTGTGACATCAGTATATGCACCATTTGGAAATAATATTCCATTATCTGGAATATAAGGATCTGTTTGAATTGTAGCTCCTGCCGGAATTCCCATATGCAAACCGATTGTTCCTGTAGTGGATGCGTCTCTCACAATTAAACCTACTGCGCCTGCACCAGCATGAACGTGCATTCCTCTTAATCTTGTTCTACCAGCAAAAATAGGTCCTGCGCCAGAAGCGTTTGTACCTATAGATAAACTTGTAGCTGTTGAAGGTTTTGAAATACTTGTGACTGAAGTAAAAGTAATACTTGTGTCATTATTAGAACTTCCTCCTGGACCAGTGTGTTCGTGAGTCACAGCTTTTCCATCTTTATCTGTTCCTACAATTGTAAAAACAATAGCATTAGTTGTAGCACTACCAGATGTAAATTTTAATGTAGCTGCTACATTACCCCATTCAGCAAATCCAGCTGCTGTGGATTCTAACGTAAGATCGGCAGTACCTGCAGAAGTTTCATTATTTACAACATTATTTGTACTAGCACTTAAAGGCGACATATAAAGTGACTTTATCGCTGTTACATTACTCATAATTTTTTTCTCCTTAAAAAGTGCTCCCGAAGGAGCACTTTAATTAATTATTAGTTAGTACCGTTAACACCTTGTAAGTAAGTGAAATTAATCATCCACTCACCTGCAGTGATAGCTGCACCAAAGTCACATGTAACTGTTACTAATTTATCAGCTGCAAATGGATTAGTGTCTCCATATGAAGTGTTGTAACAATTAGCGTGATCAGGAACTAAACCACCAGCTCCGCCAGCTCCACCTAAATTATACTGACCAACTGCTCTTAAACTAGCTGATGTAGTTGTAAAGTAGTTTAGGTCGTGTGTATCAGTAGTGCTTGATTGACCGATGTTAGCTCCAAATTCAAACGCTGCTGTTTGACCTGGGTCTTCAACAGTAATTAACGAAATATTCATAATTCTTGAATTTTTTGGAATTACAATATTATTTGCTAAGTTACTTTGGACAGTTGAACCATAAGTTCCACTTGGTTGATAACCTGCAGTACCAAAACCAACTCCTGGAAAACCATTGTAAGTTGATTGACAAAGCACCGTCATTTTATCTGTTGCTAAAACACCAATTGAAACGTTACCTGCTGGTTGTTGAGCTGCTCCACTAGATGTTAAGTTAACTTGTGCATCTGTAATCGTTGCAAAAGTTTTAGTAGATTGTACTGTGCCAGCATTAGCCATAGGTTGAACAGTTTCTGTTTGCGGTAAACCGTAAATATCAGTTCCTGTTAACACCATTTCGTTTCCACTGTCGTCTGCTGCAGAAGTTATAGTAACCTGTGCTGCTCCACCATAACCGTTAATTGACGGCATAATAGTAGTTCCGATTGTAGCTGCATTTGCAGTTAAAGTCATATTACCACTTGCCGGTTGTGCTGCCGCTGCTACGTTAGCAACGCCTGCTGCTGTTAAAGTAAACGCATTGTGATCAAGCCAAAAAGATTGACCTGCTACTACAAACCCTACGTTTCTTGTTAACCCTGGTTTGTAAGTTGTCGTGTTACTTTGATTGTTTTGCTGGACATTACCTTCATTGATAGGTCCAGAAAAGTTTGTTCTTGCCATAATTTTATCCTCCTAGTTTCTGATATATAGTCTCTAGGCCGTCGACTATACGCGTCTATATATCGTTTTAAAATGTATAGTGAGTAATTTATATATTAGATTTGAGTAGAGTGCAAGAGATCCTACAGGAAATGTACGATTTCAGCGATGTGGCGTTTATTTAAGTAGCCACAGAAACTTGGGCAGCAGCGCCTTCGATTGCATTTTGTCTATCAGCAATCTTATTTTCTTCGAGTTTGATCTCAGTGATGACTTCTTTAATTTTGTCATCAATTCTGACCATATCCAGAGTATATTTACCAAACTGTTCATACTCTAGTTGCCACCTCAACTCCAAGGACCTTTTGTGTTTGTATAGGTCTTGTATCATAGATAACTTCCTCATAAGTTATTCTGTTAACTTGGGTAGAATAAACATTCTCCCCCATGTATTCCCATTTTATAGTCTTTTCTCCTATTTTGTCAAGGATTGATTGTTCAATAGAATCAACGCTATCTTCCGCTAAAACTTCAAATTTAGCGTGATAATCGTAAGCCCATATCTGTACTAGGAATTTTTTCATGAACACACCTGTTATAATTAAGAAAGAGGCCGTTTTTAGGCGGCCTCTTAATTTATTGATTAGTTACCTTCAACTCCGAAGATACCTCTAGGGTCAGAACATCCGAAGACGTATCTTTCTCTAGCTTTGTATCTCACGTTTCCAGTTGAGAAATCACCTTCCATTTTAGTTTGGATAGGTAATCTTTCAAAGTACTTCATCCCATTTGGTACATCAGTAATGATGTAAAAAGAATCAGTGTCTGTTAGATAGTGATTTACTCTGTAACCTTCAGGGATCATTCCCATGTTTTTGATTGCATTGATATCATTATCTGCAGTACCAGTTCTTCCTTGAGATTTTAACAATCTGTCAGCGTTAAATTGATTTTCAGGTGGAACAATCATTTTCATTCCTCTAGCTGCAATTTTTAACCCTCTCTCATCTGTCATTGCTGCAATGTCTATTAAAGCTTGCTCCAATGAAGTTTCGTTAAGGTCTGCCTGAGTTGTTAACGTGTTTTGGAAAGAACCAGCAATCGTTGGGTGCGCTGTGTTGAACAAGTTAACATTGTCACCTGATTGAAACGAAGAAGCTGCCGCTACTGACGGTAGTCCTTGGTTCAAAGGTGTTGCTGCCTTGATCTGTTTAGCGTTAGCCATTGATCTTGCTAGTGCTTTTGTATAACGAGACGCAAGTCTGTCATACAGGTTGTCTTCCATAGCTTCTTCAGTTAAAGCGAATGCAAGAGCTACTGTTTCATTAGTATATCTTGCAGTAAATGTTTCTTGTGCGTTGTCAAATGCAACCGCTGAACCCTCAGGTTTAACATATGCATTAGCAAAGCCAGATAACATTACTTCTTCTTCAAAAGCTCTGTCAGAAGATTCTTTTGCATAAATTTCTTCATGCTCTGAATCATATCTTTTATATTCCAAGCCGAACAGGGCGTTCAAACCTGGCTCTAGTTCTTTAACTAGTTGTTGTCGTGATATTGCCATTAGTTATCTCCTTCCCTATTAGTTGGCTGCGCCGGCAGTTCCAGAACCAAATAAATGTTCACAGATCTGAACACGCCAATTTACATTAGCTGAACCTATCTCGTTATTTTTTGGATCTCTAGAAACTCCCATTACTTTTAATTGGGCTGGACCTGCTCCAAAAGTGTCTGCAGATTCAGCGCTTGATACTCCGTTCGAAGTACTTCCACTATTAGAAGCAAGATCGCAACATTTGTAGATGTCTGCCTGAGCAGAAGCACCTGTAGCAGCTGATTGAATTTCAAACATCTGATACGGGCTGTCATAAACAAAAGCTTCAATATCTTGACTCTGAGGAGGAGTTATTCCTCCAGGGTAGTAGTTTTTGAACGTAGGTTTTCTTGTAGTTGGATCATCATAGAAACATCCCCAAAATGCTCCAACATTTAAGACATCAGTTAAACCAGCGATATCAATGTATCCAGTTCCTGTTCCTGGTGAACTCACCAAAGAACCTTGATACATAGCACTAGCTTCTGCAGCGTCTATCCAATGTTGTCCCATTCCAGTGGAATCATCTTGTTGACCAACAGTTTTTAACGGTCTTAGACCGAAAGCGGCATCTTGATTAGCCATAGTTGTTTCCTCCGTGTGTGACCTGTCCTTGCGGACCTCCAGTCACGGTTAATTATTTCCGTTGGTCGTAATTGTTAAAAAACTTTTACTTACCACCGAAAGATTTGCTACGAGTACTTGTACTATCATAACTGATAGGCATACTCGGGTGCTGATCCTTCAGCAGATCGTTCTTGACTGCATCGTTTCGCTCTTGAGCTTTTTGGCTATAAAAACGACTTCGTGCGTCGGCGATCTCATTAGGTATTCTGGCCAGCAACAGACCTCCTACTCCGATTATTCCCTTATGTTTGCCAGTTGCAACGACTGGATAACCCTGTGCTTCATATTCGTCTGCTCTAACTAATTCATATCCTGATCTTAATTTACCAGCAATATTTTTAGTGTCATCGAATCCTAAGCTTTCGGCTCTTATCCATCTGTGTCGAAATCCATCCGGCGCAGGGGGTGAATCCAAAGCATTTGGTTCTTTCCATTCAACAGGACGCTTTTCAGCTTCTCTAGTTGTGGATGCGCGAGAGTCTTCTTTAACCTCTACTGCTTCAGCAGTTTCAGTCACTTTAGTTTTATTTTTTTTCATGCTTCTACTCCTCTACGTTACTTAATTGTTTAGCATATTCTTCAAGTGGCACATTCAATTTTTTAGCAATTGCTACCTGCGATGATGTGAGTTTCACAGTTCTGCGACCAGCTTTATTTACGGCTCGCGTAGCAGATGCTACAGTTTGAGTCGGCTTAGTCGATTGTTCTGTATTCTTACCAAATTTATGGGGAAACTCAAGCTTTATTCTTCTATCGAGTTCTCCATAATAATCTTCAGATTGGGGGTCATACCCTTCATCTTCAACCAATTTTTTGTGCAAATCAAACGCTGTGTAGGTCATGGCACTATCTTTACCAAACCATTCGTTGTTTTCTGCCCATTCTGTTGCTCTTGCATCAGGTTTTGGTCTTTGAGATGGCTGAATATCTTGTTGAATATTAGGTTGTTTTAATACACTTTCCTCTTTTTTTGCACTATTAGCTTGTCTTGTCTTCATTTCAGCTAATCTTGCTTCTTCATAACCTAGTTTAGCAATTTCCTTTTGGGCCTCTACTTCTTTGGCTATACTTCCTTCTTCTCTCGCTGCAGCTAATTTAGATTGAGCGGCACTAAGTGAAGACGAAATTCTATTTTCCATTTCAGATACATAACCTGTATCTAATTTAGATAACCTACTTTTAAGACTAGTATTATCTTGAAGAACCGTTCTTGCGTATA